AGCACCGAGCCGGGATCAGTGAAGCCGTAGAGGCGGGAGAAGTGCTCGCGTAGGGTAGCGATGACTTCCCTCGCGCGAAGGAAGAACAACCGCCGGGAGGGGACGGTGGTGTGGAACATTGACCAGAGGTAGGCGGAGTCGCTGAGGCGCGTGTCGGGGATGACTCCCCAAACCATGATGAGCCTGCCGTCTACGAACCAACCCCAAATGTCGGAGGAGTAACGCACTCGAGCATCCGGGTGCCCGACTTGTGGGTCGTCTATATCTAGCCTGCGGATTTCATCGCGCATCTCATGCCACCGTAAGCTCTGGGATCACGCCTGTGATCGTGGCAGGGTAGGGCAGGGATTGCTGAATACAGAACTGGCCCTGCGCTGCCCACTTGGGGTCGGTAATAGCGATGACGTCGCCGGAGACGAGGTCGGTCACGACGGTGTTGGTCATGGAGCCCACGTTGCCTAGGGTGAGGTCTTTCATGAAGACAAGGTTGTTGAAATCGGAGCCGATCTGGAGGCCGAGGGTGTCCACGCAACGGATGACTACGCTGGAGATCTTCTTCTGCTTGCCTTGGATCGTCGGCTCGCCGGTGTCGATCTGGAGGGTCTGCAGCTGGGCCGTGAAGGACAGACCCACCGTGACGTTGCTGGCTGGGGTCCCGAGGGTGAAGGAGCCGGTGGCTGGCATCACGAACGGCGGGATTACCTTACCGTCTGCCAGACCGGTGACAGTAGCGCCAGCTAGGTGCGAGGCTCCGGAGAGGTTGGAAACCGGCGAGCCGGAGTAGTTCAGCCCGGCGTCTACTGTCCACGCGTTCTTAGCTTGGTTGTACATGGTTCGGTCCGCCATGCGCTCGATGTACTGGGTCTGCACCCCGCCGATAGTGCGTTGGACGACTAGATAGACCACATCGCAGATGATGTTGGCCACGTTGAGCTCCGGGATCGACGTGACAGATTGGAAGGTGCCTTGAGTGTCATGGTGCGCCCAAGCGGTGAAGTCTTCGGTCTTGTCGTAGGTGAGGCTTAGCATCTGTCCATCGTTACGGATGGCCCAGACCACCTTGAACGGCGCCTGCGCCCAGGTCCACTGATTGACCTGGTAGCCGTAGAACAGGTGGCTGGAGACGATGGAGATGTCTGAACCGAAGAAGACCTGCGCGTAGTAGTTGTAGGTAGCGTCGTAGACGACCGAGCCACGAGCGCCTACGTAGAGAATGTCGTAGTTATTCATAATCGGCGGCACATCACTAGCGCCGTTGTAGGATTGCCTGTTCGCAGCGATGGCTGTGGGGCTGATGGCGGAACCGAGGAACCCACCAGTGATCATCCAGCTGGACTTATCTGTGAACACGACTAGGCCCGGCGCGGTAGCGACCATGGATTTGATCGTTTCCAGCTGGCCGCTCGCGAGAGTGACGGAGATAGCATCGTCGTTCTGGATCGGCGAGGAGGTGTTGAAGTTGAAGTAGCTGCCCGGTTGCGAGAGGTCGATGGTTTCCGGCTCGGAGATAGGCGCTGCGAGAACCATGCGTTGCTGGAAGAAGGCGGGGACTGTTGGGTTAGCCGTGTTAGCGGAGGCCAGAGTGGTGGTGGCCGTGGCGCCAGCTGGGTTGAAGTTCACAGCTGGAGCCCCGGTGTAGCCTACACCTGCGTAGACTAAGTTGGTCTGGCCCACACCCCAGGTGAGTGTGAAGGTCGCGCCTGTACCTGCGCCTGAGGTGGAGACTTGCGCCACCGGGTTCGCCGGCGTCGCGCCTACATTAAGGGTCCCAGCATTAGTGATGGCCACACCAGTAATAGCGCCACCAGCACCAATCGTGGTAACTGTAAGTACAATACCACTTGGTAGATTAACAGTGTTGTTAACAGCATAGCCAGTACCCGCGGCAGTAATGCCCACAGGTGCACGGATCTGAAGTACCGCTTGGGCAACCGCGTTGGCATTGGGGCTTCCTCCGGAGAAGTAGACTGAGGGGACTACGGTGTAGGTGCCCGGCGCAGTCATGGTGATAGTGGCTACGCCGCTTCCGGTGAATGGGTTGGTACCAACCGGTGGGGAGATAGAGAAGTCCGGCACGATGTTGGAGTCAACGATGGAGTTACCAGTGACGTTGCCGATGAAGCCGTAGGAGACACCGCCGGGGACAGCGCCGAAGTAGGACACATCGGCTTTGTAGACGTTGTAAGAGACAGCCCCAGCGACTGGGTTCCAGGCAAGGCTGATAGAGCCAGCGGTGGTGCGAAGGTCTTGATAGCCGTTCAGCGCGACTGGGATGGAGGCGATGCTTTCGTCTCCCTGTGAGTCGAAGGAGGTGACGACGAAGGAGTAGTTGGCGGAGCCGGGGGACAGAGTGGTGTTGATGCTGGTCGGGACCGGCACGCTAGCAGAGGAGCCGAAGGTAGCTGTGGCGATCGTCCAGTTGTTGTAGGCTATGATGGAAAGGATCTGAACTGGGTGGTTCGGATGGCAAAGGATCATTGAGGAAACTTGCTGGACGAACTTGATTTGGTTCACCTCGGAGCCAGCGAAGGGTGTGGTAAGGGTATAGACTCGAGCGGTGGTGCCGCCTGAGGTGTAGGCGGGGTAGCCGGTGGAGTCTATCGGGTTGGTGGTGAGGATGCTGGTAAGGGTGAGCACGTTGCCAGCGATGGTCGCGACCCGGTAGTAGTTCCCGTTGAGTTGGGTCATCCCGCTCATGCCGGTGATGTAGATCCAGTCGCCTACAGCGTAGTTGTGCCCGGGCACGGTGATAGTGCAGGGGTTGGCGGTGGTGGCTGCGGTGATAGCGAAGGAGTTCTCAACGATCGGCGCCCCGGCGTAGTAGAACCGAACGTAGTGGTCGCCGAATTCCAGCACGTAGGAGACGGTGGTGCTAGCTTGGAACGGGAGCAGGCGGACAGGGGTAGCTGGCTTGTACGCTTGGAGGATATACTGCGTGCCGGTCCTGGTGCTCGCCCCGCCACGGTAGTCTACGAAGAAGTTCCGCAGCAACGCGGCGCCGGAGTGATACTTGTCAATATCCACCCGCGCGTAGAGTTGCGGCCCCCACTCGCCGGTGTTGAACGACTTCTGCATATACGGCCGAGTAGGCATCGCGTGTCCTCAGTAGACTGGCCATAGACCATAAGCGTCCCAGCCGGAGCCGAAACCGGAGTTCCAGTAGTCTGAGTAGATAATCCCGCGGGCGCGTAGCCAATCGGGAGTGACGTCGTTGACAGTGAGCGCTTCGTTAGCATCGGTCGAGCGCGCTTCTTGGATGACTTGGTTACCGATCTTGATAAGGTCGTTCGACCGCGCTTTATCCCCGGTCAGTGCCATGTTGAGCACAGCGCCGAGCAGGTGGTAGTAGGCTTTAACGAACAAGTCGTCCATCACGTTGGGATCAGTGACGCGGCGGACGTAGGACAGCACGGCGAATTCTTGATTGGTGAGGATCACCTCCTGTTGCGATCGCGGCGTGTAGGTGAGTGTGAAGGTGGCTCCGGTTCCCACACCAGTGGTGGAGCCCTGCGCTTGCGGCGTGGTAAGCTGGGCGAAGTAGGCGCCGGTCTGGGGGGTATCCTCACCGAAGATGGTCGGGACCACAGTGACGCCGGTGACTGTACCGCCAGCGCCGATCGAAGAGACTGTAAGCGTTGCTGGAGCACCAATAGGCGAAGAGGTGACCGGGCCAGTAGCCAGAGTGATCTGATCGCCGATAGCATAGCCGGTTCCTCCAGTGGCTGGGGTAGCGCCGGTAACCGCGTAGAACTGATCGTTGCCCACATCGAACTTGATCGGTGGACCTTGCCATGTCGCTTGGTACCCAGTGGAGGTAGCAACCGGGTAGATCGGGGTGCCAACCACGCCCGGGTTAAACTGGGGCACGATGTACAGCGCGCGGAGACAGTCGGTCGGATAGGCGTATTCGTAAGTCCACGGTGGAAGCGGCAGACCGGGCGTCCACTGGACGAGGTTGCCCGGGATGGATTGGTTCTCGGGCGTGCCCGGGAGCGAGGTGATGTACTGCAACGGAATCATGCCCTTGGCGCATTGCCATGGGGCGAGGCGAAGGAGCTCATCCCGGACCTGTGCGTAGGCTAGGTTGAACTGGATCGCCTCGTTGGAAGCCGCAGCTGCAAGCTCGGCCGCGGTCACAGTCGTGCGGGTACCGATTACCTGCAACGCTAGATTAGCGATACCCGTGAGGTTCATGGGTTATTTCCTCCCGCCGTGTTGTGAGCCGTGGTGGTGGGTGGTGCCGTGGTGGCCGGTGCTCGTTTCATGCCCAGTCTCGCCGCCGTGGTACTGACCGTGATTGCGCCCACCGAGGCCAGGCGCGTTGTGATGCCGCGACGTGGGACCCTGCGGCT